TGGAATATTGATACTCGCCGTAATATTATAAGTTCCATCAAGGATGACTACTTCCCCGCCAGTTGCGGGCAAAGCATTTAGTGCTTGTATAATTTCTTCTTGGTCATTTGTTCCATCGCATAAATAGTCAACTTCTTCTGCTGTCCACCCATTTTGAGCTGTACCAATTGTGAACCTAGCTGTTCTTTTGAAAATTTTATAAGCATTCTCAATTCCTTGTTCAATACGATTCATGTCAGATGCTTCTACTATTTCGTTATTTTGCCAATTTGTTTTAGCATTATAAGCCATCTAATTTACACCCCTTCCTTAATTTGTATAGTATGTTTTAATATGACTCTTTCTAATATTGGTACATAAACTACTGAGTCCGCAAGCACCATTCCGACTGAGTCAAGCAATTCAATCTGAGTAATTTCTGAGATTCCATCAGTCTCTGAAATCTCATACTCTATGATGACCTGATTATTGACCGCCGCCTTTGTTACAAATGCCGGAACCATAAAGGTTCCATTGATTCTCACATCTGCAATATCCGATGCTGTAAAGGTTGCCACATGATTAAGTAAATCTTGTTTTATTGATGGAGTCGTTGCCATTTTTATCACCCCTCTATTTTCTAATGATGTAAAAGGTTTCTGCCCTAATACCCAACTTCCTAATCTGTAATTAAAGATAACTTTTGAAAGATTTATTTTTTCAGAAACAAGTATATCTTCAACAATTAATGGTTTATTAATAAATACAATATTGGCAGGCTTGAGTTTGTTTACAGTTACTAGAATTTCATGATACCATATTTGATTATCTGCAGCACTTTCAACATATAAAGTATAATTGTCAAAATCTAAATAAGCTGTCCACCTATCCTTTCCAATAATCTTATCTAGTCCACTTTTCAGGAATCTCATAGTGAATGGAAGGGTCATCGATAATCTATTAATAATTCTATTTTTTCTAAATTCAATATCTTCAATTGCTGGATTGGCAGTTATCCCCAATATCTTTTCATACATAATTATTCCATCTAAATCTGCCGTTGATACATATTGATTATTTTTAACCTTATTAGTTTCTGAATTAATATTATTAAATAATTCATTTTCAGTTTCTATTAGTTTATCAAACTCCAATATATTTTTGTATATTCTGGGGAGATATATTTTTAAATCATTCATTAATAATAACCTCCCCTAATATCGGTAATTCCTGTAAAGATGAATTCTGGGTCAATACAATATCTTGAGTATCATCATTTAACTTTACATTGGTTACATTTGCGACACCTGTTACGCTAAGAATAGCCGCACTGATTCTAGATAAATAAACCGCAAGTGAATAATTGTTTAATTCATCTTCAATACCCCACTGCTTTCTCAACTTTAGTAAATATTCATTAATAGCACTTTCAATTAACGGTTTAGTTTGAACTAAAGTGAATCCATTAGTTAAAACCACATCAGCTTCCACCTTTATTACTTTCTCTGTTGGAGTGGTTACGGTAACCTTATGCCCAATAGGAGCAATCCCAAGACCTAAACCACTATCTCCATCTGAATTTTCAGGGTCTATTATATTTTGTATTATATTAACAAATTCAGGAGAAAGTTTATTATAATTAGAATCGATAACACTGCATTTAACAGTTCCTCCTCCATTCCATACTGGGTATATTTGTACATCCCCTATTCCATCAATATTTTTTATCTCTGACTTATATTGAGCAACGTTACCTCCAAACACTTTTTCATTTACTTTAGCGAAATATCTAATTCTTAAATCTTCATCATCCTCTACATCTTGAGCAGTTATTACTAAATCTGTTAAAATAGCTGTCTTTAAATTAGGAATATTATCAACAGGTATTAAATTACCTGAATAACTATTTCCCTTAGAACCTAATTCTTCACATCTCAATAGATACATTCCAGGAACTGGTTCACCAAATTCGTCTTTATATACCTCAGTCACTACATAATTAATAGGCATATAGTCAGAAATAGTTGAAAATCTACTTCCGATTGGAATCATAGCTGGGTTATCTGATGTATCCATGAACTCCCCTTTTTTAACTGCATAAGTCGCTTGAAATCTGGATATTCCTTGTTCCGCTACCCTTAGGTCTAAATATTGCCCACTGGCTGTTTCTACATAAGTATCTTGAAGTATTCTTTTTAAGGCCATATAGTATTCTGATAATTCATAACATGCTGGAGCTAAAGCGTCATATATAATACTACCCTCTCTTTTGTCAATTGTATCTGGAACTCGGGCTAATGCTTTTTCCATTAGATATTCAAATGTATACTGTTCTAAATAATCTCCAATCATAATATTGTTACCTCCGTTTCTATATCAACTGAGCCATCAAAAGTATTCACCGTAAAAGATACTTCCATCTTATCAATACCTATTTTATTAATTTGAAAATCGGTTATATCAATTACTCTATCATCTGCGGTAAGAGCTTCAGTAATTGTTCTTTCTAAATCTGAAACTATGAAATCATAATCTTGTCCTATCAGCCTATCTAGTTCTACCCCATACTGGGAACTATATATCACATAAGCGTATCGCTCGGTAGAAAGGATTTTCATAACCATCTGCATTATAGCCCGCTCATTATCAATCATCCCTCCAATCCTTTTTCTTTCAAAGTCTAATTTATAAGTTCGTGAGGGTTGATTTTCTATTTCTAAATTTGTTAAATCAATTGCTTGTTCTGGTATCAATCTATTCCCTCCTCTCTCTCCATTACATAAAACATTTGACCCTTGTTTACCCTTAATACCCTTACCTTATCTCCTACCCTTAATCCTCTCCATAGGATAATATCGGGCAATGCTGAAATTGTTGTTTCTTTTACCAATGCCGATAAGATTAAGAATTTTTCATCTACCTCAAACCTATTATCTATCTTAATTTTCAATGGGCTAATAGATGTTACATCTCCAAATAATAAATCTGTTGTTTCTCCGGTTGACATTTTCCCTGCATTCTGTATTATATTTATTAATTTACTTCCTGCCATTATATACTCACCTGCACTTCCAATTGCATTGTATGCAAATCATTTTTAAAAGTATGAGAACACCTTGTTACCATAAAATATTGATTTATTGGAATACCTTCTTTTTCTAAATCTGATATTCCTAATACAACCCCAGTTCCTGCAAATACTTTTAAATCCCCTAAACATTCTAATTTCAATTTTTTAGTAACTCTATTTTTTAATTTCAATAACATATCAGCCCTTGCTTTTATTTGAGCAGGATTTGCATTTTCATCCATCTTTTCAAAATATTGTAATAATCCCCATTGCTTAATTGTGCCACTATCTTTAACAACATAAATTTCTCTTTTCTTTGTTTCTTTGTTTTCCTTAATCAATTTAACTTGGTTATAGGTATCATTATCTATTGAGCTTTCATAATCGAAATCAATTAGTAAGCTTTCATCTCCTATAAATATATCAGTCTTCATTGAGTTAATGCTAATAAATTGTAGTTTGCCAAAGTTGTCTCTTATCATATACCAATTTCCGGTGTTGATTAAGGTCTCGTCTATTGCATGCTGTATAATTTCAAATAATGTTTTGTTATCATGCACTCTTGGTGAAACTATATATGAACTTGAATCTATCACTTCAGAAGATAATCTAAAATCATTACATATCTTTGTAAATATCTGTGATGCTGTTAATCCCGATAATACATAGGTGTCTTTGTTCTTTAAGTATCTCATCTGGTCATAGGCCGTTACTGGAATTTTTTCATCCTTCTTCTTCCCTCTTTTGAATATATAGCCAAAGAAAACTCCTTTGCCATCTACTTTAAAAGAAATAGGTGAGCCTTCGCTTATAGTCACTTTAGTATCATCAATATAGTTAAAAGTTAATTTTCCGGGCTGATTAGTTAATGTAGTCTCCCATACAACATTAGTAATCAATTCACTAATATCATAAGCAATACCACTTTTACTATCTTGTACAATTATTTCTATATTCATCAACTCACCTCTTTCTA